CCTTTTCAGCACCAGCCACGGTCGGTGGGTTTGATGCACAAGCAGGTAACAATGCCAAAATAGGCAACATAATAAGATACTTCTTCACTTTAAAAATCTCCATCATTTATCATAAACACAAAAAATATTATACTACAAAATAATACAACTAACAACCAGTCCATGCATTTATACCTTTTTGTATATAATATCACCACACTACTACTTCATTATAACACAACCATATATCATGTCAATCACATTGTTGCTTTTAAACAACACCACCTAGATTTCGAATCAATTCAGCCATTTTCTCTCTGGCTGTAACCGAACTTTGTGGTATCCAAACATAAATGGATTTTAATATTTTTACCAAATCATGCTGATTCATTATAAATGTTTGACCAGGTTTTTAGTTTTTGTTTTTTATTGATTCTTGCTTGATTTAAATTTCCATCAGATATCACACCATTCTCAACAAGAATGTCTACCATTGCAAGTAAATCTCCAATTTCATCTTCCAATTTTTGTCGATTGTTTTTACCCCAATCATCAACTGGCCAAACTTCATCAAAGCCAAATCGGAATATTTTTGATACCGCTTGAGTTACTTCAGCACATTCCTCTTGTAAGATTAAGAGGGTTTCATTAATTTGTTTTTCATTCATAACTTACTATTTTCATCAGGTTCTACAATAAATTTAATCACAGGTAAAAAATCGGCTACAATCTTTTGTGCTTCTGTGTATGTTGAAGTTATCACACGACAACCAACAACACCATCAACGATTTCCATTTCAAAAGGAAATGGCTTTCCACTTCCTGTCCATGCTTCATCTATGTAACAGTAGACAAACCACTCTTTTGCTTTTTTACATCTTTCAAATAAATCGTCAGCTATTTTTTTGGGATTGAAATCATCCGCTTCAATAACATCAGGCATTTTCTTTTTGGTCTCCAAAAGCAAATTTCATGGCAGCTTCTTCTGCTTCTTCTTCAGTTGCATAAAATTCAGTTTTAAATAAATCAGACTCTCTAAAAAAGTCTACAACATATGGTGCTACGATACACGATGCCACAAAGAAGATGTCGGCATGACGGTGACCATGAGCACCAAAAAAGGTTACTAATTCTTGTATCATGATATCATTCCTATAAAACGGTTAAGAACAACACGATTAGCAACACGACCACCAGCATACTTGGTAAACGCTGATACCAAACCACGAGTGGTAGCATTTTCTCTTACTTCAAATGTAACATCTTCTTCCGTATTAAGTGCCTCTGAACGGAGAATGTAATACTCATCAAACCCAGCTGTAGTAATCACAGTATATTTGTTTTTACGAAAAGCAATTTTGATATTATCGTAATTTACAGTTCTAGGAAAAAGGTTGTATACTTTACGATTAAATTCACGGCCAGAGATTACATAAAAACCCAACACATTACAATTGGTTCGTGCTTTTAATAATTTGACATATGCACCAGTATGTGCAGCACAGTCATATGGATTATCTATAACTTCTTGGTTCTTGGTAATTGGGTCACGAACAATTATACCAGTTTGACGTGCTTCAATTCCATATTCTTTACCAGCACGAATCAATTTGCCGTGCTCATCTTCACTATAAACTGTTCTATTTGTGTGACCTTCACCATCAGTTAAAAATACAGTATTAACAATTTGTAATTTGTATTTTTTTCTAAAAACAGAAACAATTTCAGTAGCAGCAATCACAGCCTCATTTAATGGAGTTCCGCCCATAGCCATAAAGTGTGGTACATATCTTGGTGATTTGGACATATACACCAAAGTTTTGGCTGCATTGGTGAATTCTCCAGCACTCATGGTACTTGATAATAAATTCATCAAATAAAATTGACTAGTGGTTATATCACCTTTCTTTGGTGTAATTTGATATTGTAATGAATTATATGATTCTGGTGAAGCAAACGCATACACATCATATGGAATGTTTACTTTTTTACAGAACATCACCAAACTAATCAATTGTTTAACCGTGTTTTCAAGGTGGTCAGTCATTGAGCCAGACCAGTCTAAGAACATTACAAGACCGTGTGATTTACCATTTGGCACCACCGAGATTTTACGGAAGATGTCATCATTAAACTGATATGAGAAAATCTTCTTCATATCAAGGTCACCAGTTTTGGCTGTAGAGGCACGTTTTAATTGGTCAGCATTTTTGCGTAATTCAAATTCTTTGACCAAATAAGAAACCACCTTACTGGTATCACGGCGTAATTTGTTATACTGTTTATTGTTGTATTCATTATCATCAATATACATTAACTCGTCTTTAATTTTCTTATACAAAGCTTTGTGTGAAAGAATACCTTTAGACATATCAAACTTTGGTAAATTACCATAGATATAGTTTTTTGCATTTTCAGCAAAAAGCTTTTTCTCATTACGTTTGAATGCTTCGTCAGTAAAGGCACGAACATTATCGTCCTCTACTTGTTTATGTTCATAATTTTCATTGTCGTTGGCGAATTCAGTATCTTCATTTTCTCCATCTTGAGAATGTGATGATTGTTTTTTTGAACCAGATTCGGTTTCTTCACCATCTTCGGATTCATCATCAAAATCATCATTCCATTCATTAGCAAAATCATCTTCTGAATCTGCACCGTCATCATCTTCTTCAAACTCACTCATTTTAGCTTTTTGTTCTTCTTCTTTTTGTTTCATAAAAGCAAGAACTTTTTCAGAGATGACCAAAACATCATCATAAGTTTCGGCAGATTCGATTTGATTGAGTAATTGTTTTTCTTCATCATCGAAACGAATACCCAACATAGCACCACCTTTGCTGTGCATGTTAACACGGTCAATAAAATTCAACTCATTCAAATCGATACCATTAGTACCAAAGAAATCTTTTTGAGTTAATTCATTGTAACCTTTGGTAAAAGATGTGCGGAGACCAGGATATTTGTATTTGATTTTCTTTTCAATACGAACATCTTCAATCACATTAGTAATGGATTGTGGAAGTTTCATATTTCTGGCTTTTAGTAAACCAGATTCGGGAGTATAGAGTGCGTGACCAACTTCGTGACCAACGAAAAGGTCATAGAGATAACCAGAAATATTTTGGTCTAATACGGGAATCGTCAAAACACGATTTTTGACATCAAATGAAGCAGTGATAACATTACGCTGTTCTACCACTAGATTTTCGGTAGCCATCAATTTGGCTAAAAGTGATTTGGATTCAAGTAATTGCATATAATCTCCGAGTAATTAATAAAACAATTATACAGGAATCCTATACTTTGTCAAGTCAGCTGTTGTTTTCCTACAACATTACGTTCTGGTCGTAGGCTTCCTTGAGTTTTTGGTACATTTCTTGGTCTTTTTCGAAGCCAGACTGTATTGCCCACTTACGGCAAACGATATCTAAGCGCTTCCAAGCAGGGATTTCTTCATCATCTGCTCGTGCCGCTTGTAAAAACAACATGTCATTTGACATTTTTTGCGTCCTTTTCGAAAAAATTGTGCTCGATTGCAGAAACTAGTCTGTCGGCAAGCTTCGGATCGTACCTTACAAGAAAATATGCGACATCTTCAGCAGGAATATGCCTCAGATTGAACATAATTTCGTCTATACCTCTATGTATTTGCGTTTCTTCCCATTGTGCTAACATAATTTACTCACATTTTATATAATGAATCATTAGGAACAATAATTTTTCCCATTTTTTTCGCTTTTCCAAGCGATTTCAATAATTGTAACTCAATTTCAAGTTCTTGGCAACTCAAACTAGACAAATATTCCTCATAATCGTCCCAATCTTCATCATTCCAGTGTTTTGGTGTAGTCATATCATCATCTCCGCATGCTGGAAATTTCTTTAGCTTCATTATCCGTGAAAATTGGCACAGCATTTGACTTATGCATTGTACCAATGCCTTTCATTTTATCACCTGTATAAGAATATTCGGATTTTTTGGTACAAGGCACAAAACCTGTGTCTATGGATGCGTAATAGGGAGTTTCCCTGCCTGCAGGAATTTTAGGAGATGGTATTGATTTGGAAATAGTCTTGGATTTGGCATATTTGCAAATCCGTGGTATTTCAGAAATTGATTTTAACCATTCATCGTGCTGTTGCTTCACGATTTTTGGAACTTTTCGCTTTTTTGACTTTGGAATGTATCCGTGTATAATCATATATGTAATCTCCGACTAGGAAACTACTATCATACACTAATTTGAGGAGTATGTCAAGAAATTGTTGTTTTTAAACAACAGATGTACCAGAATTAAAACTTATACCTTTTATCAGAAAGGCGGACATACCTACTTATAATAAAAAAATGAAATAAAAGTGGAAATATTAATTTTTCTTATATTATGAAATTAATATCGCTTCGGCCAATCTTCATCGTCACATGGAGTGTATGCATCTTCGTATTCATGATTTTTTAACTTCTTTATTTCACCATGTTCGTTTCTTCGGCGTTTGCTATGCAGAAAATTCTTTGCATAATTGTAATCATCCGAATAATCTTTGTTTTTTCTAAATTTACCGACAAACTTCGTCACTTACATCTCCTATTTCATCGTTTCAAAAGTTATGCCTCTTATTTTAGTTTCGGGCATATTATGCATATCCATATTCGACACATATGTTATGTCGGAATGTGGATAACAAATTTTTACAATTTTTAAGAGTTGGCAAACAGTACCATCTGAATCATTGAATGAAAATACTTCATCAACACACCTTAAATTTTGTATGACTTCACGGCGAGTGTTGTAATTGTGAACAAATCCACCACAAGAGTAGACCATCCACCAATCAGAGTGAACACCTACAACAAGCCAGTCACCTTTGCGTTTACAACGTTGCAAAAAGTGTAAGTCATTGGAATCCAAAGGATCGAATTCACCAGCAGTTACAATAATTCTTTCTTTATTGTGCATTTAGGGTAAAAGATTAGGGAACGCCTCTTTGACAAAATTATATGTCAAACCTTTCACACCTTGATCCTTTTTAAAGATACCCATCACAACTTCAGCTTCACGAGGTTCTAATGATTCGAGAAATAGAATTAGTAATTCGTTTTGTTTTCTTGGAGATAATTTTTCAGCCTCAGGATGTCCTTCCTGAAACAAATAGATTCTACGCAATTCGGTAGATAGTTGAGCAACAGAAATTCCTGGCTTAGTGTCGGGAATTTTGTAATTGTCTGGCATTTCTTTAATCTTCCATCTAAAATCCGGATGAAAAGTAAATTGTAAGACTTCTACCAATGTTTTTGATAGATTCTTCTCTATTACAGCCATTCTTTCTTTTTTTGTTGTTACAGCTTCAAATTCATCAAACACTTCATAGATATTTTTCATTAAAATTCCTCAATAACATCCATTAAATTTTTAAGTTTGTTTTCAATAAAATAATTTAACAGTTTTTGGCGAGATGCCGGTTTTGTTTCACTATATGTATTTATAATTTTTTCTTTGATGTCTTTTGGAATCATTGTCAAATCAATAAGTGTGGCATTTCTGGCATAATTTGCTTTATCTGTTTCATTGTAGTTATCCACATCTTCTTTTAGATATTTGTCCAATACTCCTTTGGTAATTGGCTTCTGACGCAAATCACGGACAAAACAATCAGATGGTGAGAACATATTAGGTATGCCATCACCTTTATCACCACGAATAATCTTTTCTTTTAATTCTTCTTTTGGATTCTCTGATTTCACAAATTTCTTTTGTGCAGGATTATATTGTTTTACATTACTACCATAAGTTTGTAATTGTAAAAAGTCACCATCACTCGATAGAATCAAAATCTTTTCATGTGGTGCATAGATTGGTACAAGTGTACCAATTATGTCATCTGCTTCTGCACCTTCAACATCAATCACTCTGTATGGGAAATTTTCTTTGAGTTCCAACTTAAACTTAGCTAACATATCAAAAATAAGGTGCCAATCTAAATCAGATTTTTCTCTGGTCTTTTTACGACCAGCTTTATAGAATGGAAAGAATTCTTTACGCCAATATTTACGATTATCACAACACAATACAACATCACCATAATCTTTACGGAAGTTACGGATGTGCATGCGTAAAATATTGAGAATCATGTGTCGAACTAAACCTTCATCTAGTTTAACACCTTTTTGGTTTGAAATCTGAGCCATGAGGCCAGATAATAATACTTGATTTAAATCAACGAGAATCATAACAAACTTTCACAGTTTCAAAATTATATTATATCACTTTTTCTTCATCATGGCAACAAGTTTGTCCATGATTTTATGTGAATTGGTTGTCTTTCTGGCAATTATACCATAAAAACCACCTGGTATTAATCCTGAAGCATATTCTAAGGGACAAGCAAGAATGGCTTCAAAGCTATCAAACTCATCATATGATTCTTGGTCTATTTTACTATCACGAAATAACACTATGTGATATAAATCACCTAGAGAGGTGCCCCCAACTTTTTCACCGGGATTTGCATATTCGGAACCCATGATATTAACTTGACCTTCTTCTTCACCAGCCAAGAATGTGAAAAAATCAATCTTTTCTTTTTTTAGTGGTTGTAGGTAATCCAGCATCTTTTTCCTTAATGTGAGCCTTTCTAACTCTTACCATTATCCATGTGTTATAATATTCTTCACTCTCCAATACACCTTTGGTAAATTGTTCTTTAGCTTCCAAATAAGAACACATTCCTTTAGTGTGGCAGAGATGCAAAATTTCACGGACAAAATTTTCTTGTCCGTATTGTAACACATCTTGCTTTAAGATGTCACTACTTCCATAGTAAGTTTGCCAATCTGAATTGGCTTTATACCGTTTCTTTTTACCTTTGACTTGTTTGGTTTTGGCAGAATAAAAGAATTTCTTGCCTATGTATTTTTTCCCATTCGTCAGATTGGTTATCTGATACACGAACCCGTAATTATCACCAATCAAGTCTTCCGTAAAATCTATACCATTATATTGCCAGTTTAGTCCCATTCCTTAGTGTCCAAATCATCTTCATCATCCTCTATATAGTCCTCGGATAATTCTTCAATGATTTCGCCACAGAATGGGCAATGTTCTGGTAAATCTTGTGATACCATTTCTTCCATAAAAGATACGTTATAAGTTGATTCACAACTTAGACATTCGCCTGATAATGATTTGTTTGTCATTTAAATTCCTCAATGAGCCCATACATCACCCCAATTGCCTGATAAAGCTCCCTTTGCATAATCAGTTGCACGATTTTCAAAGAAATTGGTGTGTGTTGGTGCGTTAATCATTTCCTCTACCCACGGTGAAGGATTCTTTTTCACTTTAAACACACCTTTTAGTCCTAAGGAAATTAGGCGGCGGTCTGCAATATAACGAATATACTTCTTTACATCTTCTGAAGATAATCCTTCCATTTGATTTACACCAAATGCCAAGTCAATAAATTTATCTTCTAATTGAACCATTCTTTCTGCAATCGTGTAAATTTTAGATTTGAGTTCATCATTCCAAATCTCACGATTTTCTTCTATGTATGTTCTAAACAATTTAATCATGGATTCCGCAT